CATACAAAGATTGCCAAAGATATAAAAGAACCAGACACCAAGGCAACGCTGTACGGTAAACAGATGCACACGATTGCTGAGGAGTACATTAGGGATGGCAAACCCATACCCCCTGCGTTTGATTACCTTGAGCCTACGTTGCAAATGCTAGCTGCGATCCCCGGAGAGAAACTGTGTGAAGTGAAGCTTGGCCTGACCCGCGACCTACGAGCTTGTGACTTTGATGCCCCTGATGTTAGTGCACGATATGCAGATACCAAGCAGTTGGACTTAGTGGCAGCAGGTATCTTTGCCAAGTTTCCCAACATCAAGAGGATTAAGTCTGCGTTGGTATTTGTAGTTAGCAAAGAGTTTGTGAAAGCAAACCACGAAAAAGAAAAAGAGTTACGGTATATAGCCCAAGTAGTACCCGATATTAAACGTATCGAAATAGCGTTACAAACAAATGTATGGAACCCCGTCAGTGGGCCACTATGCAAATTCTGTGCAGTAAAAGAATGTGAATACAACAGGAGCTAACTATGGAAAATAAAGAAATTGATGCAGCACTTTTACTTGAGGGTGAACTCAAACGACGTGTTAAAGAAATTGTTACCGCTCAAATTGAAGAGGCTTTAGTTAAACACGTTGGTGGGGTTATCCGCCAAGAAAAAGAAAGTTTAATCATGGAAGTAGCTATGGCTGTAGGTAAGATTGTTAGATTAGCTGAAGAAGAAGGTCGCAAACCACTGTGGCAAACTACACCTGAAGAATTTGGTCTGACGAGGGAAGAACTTAACAGATCACACTTAAGCCGACCAACTCAAATCCCAAACGAGTGGTTGCCTCAAGAATTAACTAAGGAGATTGACGATGCCGTACGTAAACAAACCTAGACCGTACAAGAAAGAGTATCAACAACAACTAACCCGAGGTGAAGCCGACGAACGCAAAGAACGTGAACGTGCCCGAGCATTGATCGACAAGAAAGGTCGTGACGCAAACGGTAACGGTAAAGCCGACGCACGTGAAGGTAAAGACGTTGCTCACGTAAGAGCGTTGTCTAAGGGCGGTTCGAACAAAGATGGCTTGCGTGTGGAGTCAGCCTCCGCTAACCGTTCGTATCATCGTGGATCAAACCATAAAGTCGTATCTGAGACGAGTGCAAGAGAACGAAAGAAAAAATGATTCTACAAGACTACGATTGGCCGAGGCCGTTTGGCTTTACCCCATTTGACCATCAGAAACAGACTGCTGAGTTCTTAATTAGTAACCGCAAGTCGTTTTGTTTTAACGAGCAGGGCACAGGTAAGACCGCATCCGTTATATGGGCAGTGGACTACTTGATGAGTAAGGGCGTAGTTAATCGAGTCTTAATAGTTTGCCCTTTGTCCGTGATGCGTTCGGCTTGGCAAGAGGATTTGTTTAAGTTTGCTGTTCACCGTACGGTAGCAGTAGCACATGGTTCGGCTAGTAAACGTAGTGAAATCATTAAAGGTGGCGCTGAGTTTGTCATCATTAATTTTGATGGTGTGAAGATTGTTAAAGAACAGTTAGCTGCAGCAAAGTTTGATCTGGTTGTAGTTGATGAAGCTTCAGCGTACAAGAACGCTATGACAGATCGTTGGAAAGCACTGCGAGACATAAATAAAACCGCTAAAGGGTTGTGGATGCTAACAGGTACTCCCGCTGCGCAGTCGCCGGTGGATGCGTATGGCTTAGCTAAGCTAGTCAACCCTACAGGTGTGCCTATGTTCTTTGGGCAGTACCGAGACATGGTGATGACGAAGGTTAGTGAGTACACGTGGATACCTAAACCTACAGCAAAAGAAACCGTACACCGTGTACTGCAACCTGCAATTCGGTTTGAGAAGGCCCAGTGTCTTGACTTACCTCCGGTTACGCACGTAGACCGAGACTCGCCGATGACGCCGCAGCAGTTGAAGTACTACAACACCATGAAGAAGCAGATGCTAATTGAAGCTGCAGGTGAAGAGATTAGTTCTGTTAACGCTGCCGCTAAGTTAAATAAGTTATTGCAAATTGCTGGCGGTGCGGTGTATACGGATAGTAAAGAAGTCATTGAGTTTGATGTCAGCAACCGATTAAAAGTAGTGCATGAAGTTATTGAAGAAGCTAGCCAAAAAGTGTTAGTGTTTATTCCGTTTACGCACACCATTGAATTGCTGAAAAAATATTTGGATAGTAAAAATATTAACTGCGAAGTCATTAACGGTTCTGTGTCTGCTAATCGCCGAGCAGAGCTAGTCAAAGAGTTTCAAACTAAACCAAACCCACACGTATTACTGATACAACCGCAAGCCGCATCGCACGGGCTAACACTTACTGCAGCAGACACAATCATCTGGTACGCGCCGACTACAAGCGTAGAGACATACCTGCAAGCTAATGCACGCATTGATCGTCCCGGACAGAAACACAACATGACTATTGTGCACATCGTTGGTAGTCCAGTTGAAGCCAAAGTGTATTCATTACTTCGTAGCAACATCGACAACCACGAAAAAATAATTGACCTATATCGTCAAGAACTTGAAAACGACTCTTGACATTGTAAAGTCTTATGTTATATTCGTAGCTCACCCCAGCTACAGGTGGGTTATAACAGTAGCAGCGGGGGCTGAAAGTTACTTGATCTTATCAGTGACCCCGTACTTTTAATTAGAGGAGAATGAAATGGACGAAGTGTTAGAAGCCCCCACGGAATCAATCCCCCTTGATACGTTGACTAAGGTCTACATAAAGATACGGGATAAACGTGCGGAGATGAAACGTGAATTTGAAATTAAAGATTCAGAGTTAGAAGAACAAATAAAACAGATAGAAGCAGAGATGCTTGAAGTCTGTAAACAAAATAGTGCGAGTAGCATACGTACAGAACATGGCACGATCATTCGTCAAATTAAGTCACGCTATTGGACTAATGATTGGGATTCAATGTACACGTTCATAAAAGAGAACGCTGCATTTGGCCTGTTGGAGAAGAGACTTCATCAAACACACATGAAGGAGTTTCTTACCGAGAATCCAGATAAGCTCCCTATGGGGCTTAATGTGGAAAGTGAATATACCGTGGTCGTTAGACGTTCTTCGTGAGGATAATATGAGTAACCTAGCCTTAGTATCACAAGACTTACCTGACTTCCTGCAAGCTGCAGGTATCAGTGAATTAACCAAGACCCTAGTCGGCAAGACAGGCGTGAAACGTATCGTTCCTAAAAACGGTATCTTCCGCAAGCTTGTTGGTGGGGAAGAGATGGGTAAGACTAGCGGCCCTTTAAAGGCTGTGATTATCAACGCATCTCCAGCCGTAGGTCGTATCTTCTACGCAAAAACTTGGACACCCGATGCTGAACCTACTGCACCGGACTGCTTCTCTAACGATGGCCGTACACCTGATAAGGGTGCGCAGTCTCCTGTTGCAGAGCGTTGCGATAGCTGCCCGAACAACATTAAAGGTTCAGGTCAAGGTAGTTCAAAAGCTTGTCGTTATTCCCGCCGACTAGCACTTATGTTGTTGGATGATTTTGGTACTCCGCTAGAAGGCGAAGTTTATCAAATGAACTTGGCATCTAAGACTTTGTTTGGCGATAACGTAGGTGACAAGTATACGTTTGAGAACTACGCGAAGTACCTTGCCAACAACGGCAAGAGTGTAGATTGGTTTGTAACCGAGCTTAGCTTTAACACAGACAACGACAATCAGTCAGTTCTGTTTGAAGCTGTAGGCCACATCAACAAAGCAATATACGAAGTAACTCAGCCAGCATCTCAGCGCGACGACGTTAAGAAGATGGTTGTTATGACTCCGTATCAAGCCGACGTTAGTGGTCGTGCGCTTCCTGCTCCTACTAAAGAAGATAAGGAAGAGTTTGAAAGTGCTCCGGTTGTTGAGCCTAAGAAGCGTGAAAGTAAGAAAGCTGCTGAAGCACCTGTTGCTAAGCAGAGTCTTGATTCTGTAGTTAAAGCATGGAGTGATGAGGACTAATATGAGTTATGGGTACAGTCAGCGCCTTATAGAAGCTATACATTCTGCAGACCCTAAGTCGCTGAGTGTTGCCCTTGGACGACTATGTTTAAAACTCGACATTCCAGTCAATGATGTTGCACAAGACTTGGGGGTGAGCCGTGCTACGGTTTACAACTGGTTTTGGGGAATCTCAAAGCCAGACCCCAAGAGGAGTGTTCGGATTTCCGAATACATCTACGCATTAAAAAATAGTAAGTAAAACTACAAGCGTTGGGGGCGTGCCCCCTTCTTAGGCCCTTTTTACCCCTAAAATTCTATGCCTACTTTTGACCTACTAGACGCTGTACTACCCCCTGAAGGGCGGTATTGCGTACTGGGGGTAGGTAAGTATGTAGACCAGACATTCTGGGATACACGCGAGGAAGCTGCAGCACAAACACAAAAGCTAGTCGATGGAGGCTTCGATGCGTACTTTGGTTGCGCAAAGTTTGGAGCCGCTAATAACCGCACACACAGCAACGCCCTACATTTCCGTGCGCTATGGATGGATATTGATTGTGGGCCGACTAAAGGTGTCCCGAATGAAAAAGGAATTATTCAAGGTTACCTGACCCAAGAGGAAGGGATGACTGAGTTCCGGAAGTTTTGCAAGGCGTACAAACTGCCTCGACCTATATTGGTCAACTCCGGATATGGGATACATGCGTATTGGCTACTTGAAGAAACTATCAACCGCCAATTGTGGGAGCCGTTGTCAAACCGACTGTGTGAGCTTTGTGTTGAACACGGGTTGATTGTTGACCCATCTGTGTTTGAAGCGTCTCGCGTACTGCGAACCCCCGGAACTAAAAACTTTAAGTACGGCACTGAAGCCGACGTGTTCGTGATGAGTGAAGAAACCACTCGGATGTCTTACGAATACATAAAAGAGTTGCTAGGCGCACCAGACCCAGCGCCAGAGAAACCTGACTTCCTTCCGTCAAAGCTAAGCCCTTTGATGGAGTCGATGATGGCGAACAAGGTCAAGCGGTTTAAGACCATTATGATTAAGTCGGCGCAGGGTGAAGGTTGCCAACAGCTACTGCACTGCTACGAGAATCAAGAAAGCATACCGTACGATCTGTGGCGCTCGGCGTTGTCGATTACTGCGTTCTGTATAGATAAGGATGTAGCTGCACACCGCATGTCGGAGAAGTACCCCGAATACAACGAAGTCGAAGTTGAACGCAAGCTAGATGACTTGGTACGTACCGGAGGCCCACACCGTTGCACTACGTTTGAGAAGTACAACCCCGGCGGTTGTGACGGTTGCCCCCACAAGGGCGCTATTGTTTCGCCGATAGTATTGGGCGTAGAGATAGCCGAGGCTAGCGAAGAGGATAACGTGGTAGAAGTGGAAGAAGCGGGGGAAACTCAAACCTACCGTATTCCAGAGTATCCATTTCCTTTCTTCCGTGGNAAGAACGGTGGCGTGTATCGCAAACCTGCAGAGAATGAAGATGATCCGCAGCTAGTTTACGAGAANGANTTATACGTAGTGAAGCGTATGCAAGACCCCGGTTCAGGTGAGACGCTGNTGTTTAGGTTGCACCTACCGAGAGANGGAGTGCGGGAGTTCTCCGTACCGTTAGCAAACGCNGTTGTTAAAGAAAAACTAAGAGACTCACTAGCACCGCATGGCGTTGCCCCTTCGGGCAAACAAGTAGACCTACTACTTAGNTATGTNATGGCGTTCGTGAAAAACCTACAACACCAGAACAAGGCAGAGATTATGAGGACNCAATTTGGTTGGGTAGACAACAACAGCAAGTTCATACTTGGNGATCGGGAGATCACAAAAGACGGTGTATTCTATAGCCCTCCGTCGGCGACTACAAAGGACGTTGCCGAAATGNTGTACCCAAAGGGGGAGTTTGAGCAATGGAAAGAAGTGTTCAACATGTACGCGAAGCCGGGGTTAGAACCCCATGCGTTTGCCGCGCTTACAGCTTTTGGTTCTCCCTTGCTAAAGTTTACGGGTTTGAGCGGTGCAATTATCAATGTGATTCATCAAAGCTCAGGTTCGGGAAAATCGACCGCGCTTTATATGTGTAACAGCGTTTATGGTGAGCCGCAGAAGTTAGCTTCGATTTGGAAAGACACAATCAACTCCAAGATGCACCGACTCGGCGTGCTGAACAACCTGCCCAACACCATTGATGAGATAACGAACACTACGCCGCAGGAGTTCTCTGACCTGTCGTACAG